TCATATCATTATCATACTCATCTATTGCATAAGTGCAAGGCTTTGTTTATGCCCAGATATTAGGGACAGGAATAATTTAATCATTTTTCTCTGTACGTTTTTTATGCCTGAACCTTACACTTATTATCCATAGATAGGAAAGTTATACTTCTTTCTTATTCTACTTGCAGTCTTGGGACTCATGTTTTGTATGCCTTTTAATATCTGCAATACAAATGTATAAGATAAATCCACTTCATAAGTAAGTTGTGTAACAGTTAGTCCTTTGTCTTTGGCTATCTGATACAACATCTTACTATGATGATGAGGTACATCTTTAAAATCTTCTAAGTTTATTGCTGACCTACCCATTCTTATTCTCCTTTTTTTTTCTATATGCTATATGTCTTTTAGGATCATAAGTTTTCTCTATCATTTCTACTACACCTATAACTTTATCAAGAGTCCAATTACAATCATGTATATTATAGAAGCCACCTGATCTATTGTAATGCATGTACTCTATCTCTCGTACCTTATCTTCTATATCATTCTCATCTATGAAATCTATATACACATCAACCATATCTTTGACACGATTAACTGCACGTGCTATTTCATGTAGCATACTCATGTGTTCACTTCTATACATGACTATCCTCCGAAGCTAGTTGTGATTCTGCTTCATACGCATCACGTATCTCTTGACGTTTAGTATTAAAGTAATCAAGACAATCCCAGTAATCATCAAACACTTTTAGATCATATGCTATTGACCAATCATCTTGAACAAACCCACTCCAACTATTTAATTGTTCAATCATTTCATAATAAGTATATGAAAAGATCTGTGGTTCATCTGCAAAATCTACCATCCAGAATATATCTTCACCACTTTTGATTCTGTCTTGTGTACGTTTACATAATGTTGGAAATATTTTTTCTCTTTGCTGTTGGTTTATCATTTAATTCTCCTTTATATTTATATACATATCTTTGCCTTGTCTTGTTGCAAACCATATGCGTTGTTGTTTACCATGTGTAGATTTACGTGTACCATTAGCTTCGATATACCCTTCACGTTCTAACCATACTCTAGCTGTTCTATACTTAGATGTAATCACACCATCTTGATATGCTAGTTCTTCATCAGTCATACCAGATAGTCCACCTATCTCCATGATTAATTCTAGTACTCTGTCTTTAGCTTTACGCACCCTACCTATTTCTTGTTTGGCGGCAACTCTACTTGTTTCAGGATCGGTAGTCCTTACTATATTATACCATTCATCTTTCTGCATAATTATTCTCCTTAATATATTGTTATTAAAATAATGTACATCCACACTATTATATTTATACTCCATATAATTTTTACTGCGTACATGTTCACCTCCTATACTGCTACTTGTTCTATGCTATCTATCTTATTAGTTACATCCCTAATGTAAAAGAAAGATTGACTAGCATACTTACAAGCAGAACGTAGTGCATCTGGCTTATCTCTAAGAGCCTTAGCCCATGACTTTAAGTAATGCACATGGTCTTGTCTGGTTGTGTGTAACATACCATACTTAGCCATGTGAAAACTAGCACCAAGTTCTGCTATAAGTTCTTCGAAAGCATAATCATTTGATGCAAACGAACCTGATAGTGTACGATTACATCTAGTCTTATGCCCACTCCAATGAGTAATCTCATGGAATAATGTTGAGTAGTAACTCTCTGTCTTCTTAAATGCTGTGTGTTGTGGCATCATGATTTCATCTGTACTTGGTATATAACAAGCACGATTACTACCATGTGTTATCTTTGCATCTAATCTACTCACTTGTTTATCTATACTTTCTATTCGTGCATATTCTGTAGCTATATTTATTCTATTTAATAAATAATCTTTTAGATCTTCTATTACTATAGAGTCACCACTTACATCATCTATAGAATGTATTGCTACTGCTTTGAATCGTTGTATAATTTTTTCTTTACCTGTCTTCTTATCTTCTGTCTTGAATGTCATTGGTTGCCACAATGGTCTACCTGATTTAGGTGCTGGATGCAATCCAATCTTATTCCATTGATTGTATGTACCCCAGATAGGTGTTGAGTATCCATACTTGTAGTTCAAATGAAACTGATTCCATCCTGTGTATTGGTATCCATCTACATTCATATGCAGATTAGTAATCCACTTGGGTACAAATGGTTGTTTCATGTCATGTGATTCCATGTCACGTATAATACCCTCGGTGATTTCTTTTATGTTATCTTCAGCTAATGTTTTAATGGACATGTCTATCCTCCCTATAATATTTTCTCCATGCTTGTTGAGTTTGTTGTGAAGCTAACTGAAAACTATTGTAATCTTTTCTTTTGATTAGTTGTTTGAGTTCACTTAACAATATACTCTTATGCTCAATCCATAGGTCATGTACTTGTGCTATATTATCACTACGATATTTCTCAAGAAAGTTTAGTCGTGCTTGTAGTACTACAATAGATAGATAAGCATAAGCTAATCTTTTTGCTCGATAGTTGTACTCCATCATAAACTTACAACCATTCTCTATCATCTGTCTATTCAAGTATCGTTCATGTGTTTGTTCTGCTATTACCTTACTCATTATTATTCTCCTCATAAGTTTCAATGTACTTTACTAGCTGTGCTTTCTCTGCAATATATTTATGCAGTAACTCTGCCTTGATCAAAGCCATGTCACTACCTGAATTGATCTTCATACTATCTTGTAAGCACAATATAATATGATCTAGTAACTGCACGTTGTCTTTGTTCTGCATATATTCTTCTGACTGTTGACGAGTCAGTGATTCTTGTATTAGTTTTAACATATCATTCTCCTTGGTTATATTATATATATACAATGCATAAGTGCAAGTATTATATGAAAGTATTTGCATTATTGGTACAGTGTATATGTGTTTCCTATATTAATTGTGAACTTGGTTGGCTTGGTGCACGCAATTACACCCCCCTCAAGTAAATGAGATATAAGTTAGTGATTATGAAATATGGATAAGGTAAAGAACTAATAGAATCATAAGGCATTAGAACTAGGAGTATTGAACCTAGGTTCGATTCCACTGTGGTTGGAGTACCACAAAAAAATCTAGGGCAGACTTGGTAAGCCTACCCTAGTGGGAGATATTCTATATACTAGACTGAGTATCTATCTTTAGTAGTTTCCTTTTTAGGTTGTGACTTATAAGCTTCACCTTTTACTACCTCATAAGCTACCTTAGCCTGATGTATTAATTGTGTACAAACCTCATTGATTTGTCTTGATGCAATGTAATTAGGATCTTCTCCAATCGTTTCAAGCAATTCATTTTTTCTTTGAGGATCTTCTATATCATTGATTTGATCATATTTATCTAACCAATATTTCATATTCATAATACCTTTAGATTTCTTACTATAAAAGAACTCTTTAGTATATTCTATAGAAGTAATTATATTCTGTAAAAAATAACCAATATCATTTTGAACCATGTCTTGCTCACCATCACGTAACCAAGTAGGAAAATTAATATTCATTAGAGTTTCAAACCCTTCTGTAAATACCATTTCATTTGATGTTGTTTCTTTGTTATTTAATTTTGTATTTGTTTTAGTCATTGTAGTTTCCTTTTGTTAAATTTAAGATGAGTTCGTTAAACTGTATTATTATTCCATAGGTCAAACATATTATGGGGGTGACTGCTCAGGCTGTTTGAGATTTCTTGGAAAAGAAAGGGCGAATCAAAATAGGGCGAAGCACAATATAATATCGCACCATATAATAGTTAGGAAAGAAATCTACAAAAGACTAGAGTAGGGGGATCTATAATATGTTTGATAATTATATAGGGCGATAGCACGTTTGAACCTATTTTAATAATACAGTATAACGATACCGAATCTATATTTTACAAAAGGAAATGGAAATGACGTTAAGAAACAAATACAAGATTCTAGACGACTAAGAGAGAAAAGAGAAAAAGAAACTAAAAAAAAAAAAAATAAAGGAGTAAAGTAATGCCAGGAACTATGAAATCATACGGAACTGTAGGAAAGAAGAAAC